CATGGCTCGAAAAGGTCAAAGAACTAGAAGCAAAGGTTGCAGAGTCTGAAGCAAAGGCTGCAAAAGCCAATGTTGATATCCAAGAGAAAATAGTGTACAAGGATAAGGTTGTTGTACAAAAGGGTGATGAAATAATAAAATATGTTGACAAATTTGTAACCAAGGAAGTTCTCAAAGAAGTGCAAGGTCCGGAGCGTGTTAAGATAGAAGAAGTTATTAAGTATGTTGAGAACTGCCCTGTACCGCAAGAAGTAATCGACATCCACAACCAGGCTGCGAGAATCAACAAATCGCAGAATTCAAAATGAAAAAGTTAGTTGTGATATTTGCCATTGCTGCTGCTGGTTGTTCGACTGTTGTTCCAGTTAAGCGTACATTCCCTGACGCACCCGCTGAACTACAAAAACAGTGTCAGGACCTTAAAACCCTCGAAGGAAACAAAGTTTCTATCATGGATTTAATGAAGACAGTTGTTGAGAATTATAAATTATACTATGAGTGCTCAAACAAAGTTGAAGGCTGGCAAGACTGGTATAAGACACAAAAAGATATCTTTGATAGTGTAAAGTAAAGGAAACAAAATGAAAGCATTTGCAATTGTTCTCGCTGCAGTTGTTCTTTCGGGATGCGCTTATCTCGGACCGAAGGATTACTCAACGTATGTTGAGACTGCAAAATCTATAAGCAAAGACAACACAGTTGCTCAAACGGCTTGCTGGTCTGCAATCACAGAGATTGCCAAGGGTGGTGATGCTGGTGCGCGAGTTGGTGCAATAGCGCTAGCTGAGAAGTGCAAGAACGATCCTGTCAAGCTCGAGGCACCTAAGAAAAACTGGCTAGGACTGTAAAATGGAACTAACACTACAACAACTTAAACAACTTCTACCCAAAAACCCATACGTTGAGCACTGGCATAGAGCTCTTGCTCAGCTGTTTCCTGATTACGAGATCAACACTCCTCAGCGCATTGCAGCGTTTGTTGCCCAGTGCGCGCATGAGTCTGGTGGGTTCATGGTGTTGAAGGAAAATCTTAATTACAGGCCAGCAACGTTGCGCAAGCTGTTCCCGAAATACTTTCCTGACGATGCTATTGCTAATGACTATTGCTCGCGTCCTAATAAGCAAGAAGCAATAGCAAATCGCATCTATGCAAACAGAATGGGTAACGGACCAGAAGAGTCTGGTGATGGTTATCGATACTGTGGTCGCGGTCTGATTCAGTTGACAGGACGCGATAACTATGCGTGGTTTGCTGCTTCTCTCAGCATCACGCCAGAGGAAGCAACGGAGTATTTGGCGACGTTCGAAGGTGCTGCACAATCCGCATGCTGGTTCTGGGAAACAAACAAACTTAATCAATGGGCAGATAAAGGTGACATCGTTACACTAACGAAGCGAATCAATGGTGGGACGATTGGTCTAGATGACCGAATTAAACATTATGAACATGCTCTCCATGTACTTGGTCACTAGGAGTATGCGATGAATGATAAGAAACTGTTTAAGTGGCTGGCATTTCTTGTTTTAATGCCTGTTGCTTTAGCTGTGTTTGGTGGTGATAGGTTTCGCTATCCTTGCCAAGATCCCACAAATTGGGACAAACCTATTTGTCAAAAACCCGCATGCGACGTGACGAGAACGTGCCCGGAGCATGTTTTTAAGGGGCAACGTGACCCCAGATTAGGACCTCCAGATGATACAAAAAATGCTGCGCTCCCTTTGGCCCCAGCGCAAGGAGTCAACTGTGGAAAATAATACTACACCAGCACAACCATTCGTATACACAGACGAGCAATTGATGGCTCGTTTGAAGTTCTTTATCGGTGTTTGTCTTGCATTGACACTGACAGGAATTGTGTTTGTTGTTCTGTACTCTTTAATCTTTGTTACTCAACCACTGAACGCAATCAGCCCGATCGATCAGAAGTTCTTTGAGCTGATAGTTCCGATCGCAACGTTCTTGACTGGTACACTGTCTGGCATTATGCTTGCTGGTGGAACAAAGGAGGAGACAGAAGCTAAACTTGCAATGATGAAGCAAGCGTCTGAGAATCAAGTTCAGGCCGCCAAGTCTAATCCTCCTGCACCCCCTCCTGCTCCGTCATTCTCTGCACCTTCTATGGGTGGTGGAATGATGTCGGGTGGAATGATGCCGGCTGGATCAATGGGTTCTATGTCTAGTACGGCAGCACCTCCTGTTGTTGCAGGGTTTGGTGGTAAGCTTGCACCTCCTCAACTGCCACAGCCTGAGCTATGATAGGATTCCTGCACAGCTTGCTTAGCGATAGTCACAACAACTCGTGGAGTTCGAAGCGAGTTGTTACGTTCCTTGCATTCCTGCTGTGCGGTACTGCTTTTCTTGCTGATGTGTTTTTGGGTAAGAAGATCACACAAGGATTATACGATGGTATGATGTACATCGTGATTGCTGGTCTTGGCCTTACGGCATCGGAAAAATTTACACCTGATAAATATAACAATCGTCCAACGGAGTCACCCAAATGAAATACGTACTCTCTCTCATCGCCGCTTCTGCGCTCACTTTTGGTGCTGCTGATGCGTTTGCTGCTGAAACAAAGAAGGTTTGCATCGACAAGGTTACCAAGGATGGTAAGCCTGTGATGGACAAAGCTGGTAAGCAAGTCCAGGATTGCAAAGAAATGAAGGTTCACAAGAAGCTTGAAGGTACGAAAGTACCTGAGAAGAAGTGAGCCCGGCTGGCAACAGCATGGAAATGTTTGATACAGGCGCACGGATTGCGGTTTTGGAAAATCAACTCGAAAATCTTGGTAGCGAGTTAAAAAACTTCAGACAAGATTCAAAAGATCAACACCGTCAAATGATGGAGAAGATCGACGATATTGACAAACGCCTTGTCGTAATTGAGAGATGGCGTTGGATGATCGTCGGGGGTGCGTGCGCTCTTGGATACTTGGTATCTCATTTTGTAAAATAACAGTTGACTTCTGTACATCAACCCTCTAGAGTTGATTGCTCTAGAGGGTTTTTTTATGAATTGGATCGATCAAAAATACATTAACAGTCTTGCACCTCGTCTTTCTATGTTCTCGCGGAAGGATGATGGTGTATGGAACATGCGCTGTCCGATTTGTGGTGACTCTCGAAAGAGTAAGACAAAGGCACGAGGGTACATTCTTGGTCGGAATGGTTCATATGTGTATACATGTCACAACTGTAACGTATCGATGCCTTTTGGTAAGTTTCTCGAGACAATTGATCCAGCAGCTTATAAGGACTACCTTCGCGAACGGTTTGTCGAGCGCAGCAGCAATACGAGTAACATCGTCGAGCCGGCTGCGGACATATCAAAGTTCCATGTTCCGAAGTTTATCAAGTATACAGCACTAAACACACTCAAAAAGATCTCTCAGCTCGAGGTAGATCATCCTGCTCGTAAGTACATTGTTAGGAGACAGATTCCTAACCCTTATCATGCGAAGCTGTTCTATGCACCGAAGTTTAAGACATTCGTCAATACATTGATTCCGGATAAGTTTGATCTGTCGAAGAAAGATGAACCACGACTGATTATTCCATTCGTTGACAAAGAAAAGAATCTGTTTGGCTTTCAGGGTCGTGCGTTTGGCCCTGTAGAACCGCGCTACATCACGATCATACTTGACCATGATAAGCCAAAGGTATACAATCTAGAGTCAATCGATGTCAAACAACGAGTATATGTTGTTGAAGGACCGATCGATGCAATGTTCCTTCATAACTGTGTTGCAATGTGTGGTGCACATCTAGATGAGACGATTAACACAGTAGGTGTCAAACCACATAATGTAACCGTTGTGTATGACAATGAGCCAAGGAACAAAGAGATTGTCAAGGCAATTGAGAAGGCAATAGACAAGGGATATAGCGTTTGTATATGGCCGCAGCATGTACAACAGAAAGACATTAACGACATGGTGATTAGTGGTTTGTCTCCAAATAAGATACAACAGATCATAGATCAGCATACATACAGTGACCTGGTTGCTAAGATGCAACTAATACAGTGGAAGAGGATATAACATGAAGGTCAGAATTGTTAGTTACTCGACGCCGTCGAGAGAACTGATCAGTGAAGGTTTATACAACGTTCAAGAGCTTGTAGCATTCTGTGCTCGAGTATCGAACCCATCAAACCAAATGAATATGGGTACATCAGAAAAACTGATTAAGTACCTTGTCAACAACGCACACTGGTCTCCACTAGAGATGGTTAGTGCCACGCTTGAGATTGAAACAACACGAGATATAGCACGACAGATGCTCCGTCATCGTTCGTTCTCGTTTCAAGAATTCTCTCAGCGGTATGCTGACCCTACAACTGAGCTGACATTCGAATATCGTGAAGCAAGACTGCAAGATCCAAAAAACAGACAAAACTCAATCGAACTTAACCTTGCTACTGATGCAGAGGCACGAGAGTTGTCTAAGGAGTGGCACAACAAGCAGATTGATGTAATTAACGCTGCCAAAGCTGCATATACATGGGCAGTAACCAATGGAATTGCTAAGGAGCAAGCGCGCGCTGTACTACCAGAGGGGCTGACTGTTTCGAGGTTGTACATGAGTGGAACACTGCGCTCTTGGATACACTATATACAGCTTCGATCTGCTAACGGAACGCAGAAAGAACACATCGAGATTGCTAAAGCATGTGCAGGTGTAATTGCTGAGATTTTCCCTCTTTCCACGGACTTTGTTTCACAATAATTGGAGTTTATTAATGTCACTTGACACATATCTTGGCATCGCTGTAGACTATTCACGAGACAACCTATTCGACGAACTTGGATTAAAACGACTGCAAGAGTCGTACATGAAGGAAGACGAGACGAGCCCACAACAACGGTTCGCATTTGTATCAAAACAATTTGGCACTAATCAAGATCATGCGCAACGTCTTTATGATTATAGCAGCAAGCATTGGCTCAGCTACAGCACTCCTATCTTATCTTTTGGCCGTAGTGCTCGCGGTCTGCCTATATCATGTTTCCTCCCTTATCTCCATGATAGCTCGGCAGGGTTGGTGGATACGCTTTCTGAAGTTAATTGGTTATCGATGCTAGGAGGCGGAGTTGGAATCGGTGTTGGCATTCGCTCTGCTGATGATAAGTCCACTGGGGTTATGCCTCATCTACGGACTTATGATGCGTCAAGCCTCGCCTATCGTCAAGGCCGTACTCGCCGCGGCTCTTATGCCGCTTACCTTGATATCTCTCATCCAGATATTGCTATTTTTCTCGAAATGAGAAAGCCGACCGGCGACCCGAACATGCGGGCACTAAACCTTCATCATGGACTCAATATTCCAGATGCATTCATGCAGATCATTGAGAACTGTATGAAGGATCCGAACGCTGATGACAGCTGGGAGTTGAAAGATCCTCACAACGGAGAAGTCCGCGAGGTAGTATCAGCCAAGGAGTTGTGGACAAAGATCATTGAGATGAGGATGCAGACTGGCGAGCCATACCTGCATTTTATTGATACTAGTAACCGATTGATGCCTGAGTTCCAGAAAAAGTTAGGACTGTCGATCAGGCAATCAAATCTGTGTAGTGAGATTATCCTTCCTACCGACAAGGAACGGACGGCTGTATGTTGCTTGTCATCTGTGAATTTGGAATACTATGACCAATGGAAAGATGATCCGTTGTTTTTACATGATGTTGCTGAGATGCTCGACAATGTTCTTCAGCACTTTATTGACAATGCTCCTAGTAGCATTTCACGCGCGACGTATAGTGCGCAGCGTGAGCGCTCCATTGGTGTTGGTGCGCTTGGTTTTCATGCTTATCTTCAGCAACACAACGTTCCGTTTGAAGGCGTGATGGCTAAGTCGGCCAACATCCGTATGTTTAAGCACATAAGGAACAAACTTGAACAAGCTAACATTGATCTGGGACGAGTTCGTGGTGAGGCTCCCGACGCTGCAGGGACCGGGCGGAGGTTCTCTCATGTTATGGCTGTTGCTCCCAATGCTAGCAGCTCAATTCTTATGGGGAATACTTCTCCTAGTATCGAGCCCTATCGTGCTAACGCATATCGTCAAGACACTCTATCGGGTTCTCACTTAAACAAGAACAAGTACCTCGATGCTATCATCATTAAGCATTTGTCACCAGACGGCTCACCTCTGACACCTAAGGGTGAAGATGAGTATCAGCAAATCTGGTCAAGCATTATTGCTAATGATGGTAGTGTTCAACACCTCGAGTGGATGGATGACATCACTAAGGATGTGTTTAAGACATCGATGGAGATTGATCAGCGGTGGATCATTGAACACGCTGCTGATCGTCAAGCATTTATCGATCAAGCTCAATCATTGAATGTGTTCTTCCGTCCTGACAGCGACATTAAATACATTCATGCTGTTCACTTCCTTGCATGGAAGCTCGGTCTCAAGACTCTGTACTACTGCCGTAGCGAAAAGCTGGCAAAGGCGGACAAGGTGTCAAAGAGAATTGAACGGCAGGTAATTCAAACAATTGACCTCAAGGCCGTTGCCGAGGGTGATGTTTGTCTCGCATGCGAAGGATGATATGGGTAGGACAACGCAGAGGTCGACATATGGCTGTGGGAACAAGACCACAGTAATTAAGACCAAGCTTCGGGGTGGTGGCGTACGAACTAAGTACAAAATTACATCCGGTGTGAAACCACGCAAACCGCGAAAGTAACGAATGGCACATATTGTAGCTAACTTACCACCTGTCAAATGTTATGTGCGAAAAGAATTTCTCTATGATTTTGAAAAGGGGCATGGTGAGCTCGAGCCTTGTTGGTGGATATCTGTAAAGTCACTACGAGGTCAAGCATTTAGAATTGAGTGCTACCTCAACAACTATGGTGCATTATACGACAAACTCCCTCTTCATGCATACTGCTGGAAACCAATAGAAGGAAAACCACTACCTCTTGACTATCTTCAGTTGTGGGATAGCTTGTCGTATGATATTACTGTAATCAAAAAGGCACAACTACAGTCGATGCGGTGTAAGTTTAAGCTGAAGGATGGTGGTTGGATGTATGGTGTGTATATGTTTACTGTCGACTCAGCACACCCAGATTTCAATGTCCTAGATACTGGATTCAGTGAAGATGTTGAAGATCACAAGTCGTATAATTTTGTTATGTGTGATAATGGACAGTTTGCTGCACAGCCTAATAACAGGCTGTTGATCATGGAGCCAAGTAGCAATCCAAAGGAACTAAAGATACCTGATTTCAGGGTGGCTACAAAGCGGTGGTCTGTTGAGACGGACCCGAAGTGGGCTCTAGGAGCAACAAATACTGTCATGTATGAAAGTGATGATACTGTCAATGAACCTAAACAACTTTGAAAAGCATATTGGCAAACTCGAGGCTTCATATGGTAATGTTACACAGTGGTACTGGCCAGCACAGGACAAGTACACTTATGGGCTTATCATGGAAGATTGGGTCAAAGGATTACGACCAATACTAAAGGAGCACTTTCCAGAAGTTAAAGGAACTGTTATTCAGGCTGGTGGTAACTGTGGTGTGTATCCACTAGCATATACAGAATTATTTCAGCATGTGTATACATTTGAACCAGATCCGTTAAACTTCTTTTGTCTTGCACTCAATTGTCAACTACCAAACATTACGAAATTCAATTGCGCACTTGGTGAAGGTCCGGGTTCTGTACAAATTAAGCAGATGGCATTAGATAACAGAGGAATGAATCGTGTCGAAGCAGTTGATCAACCAGGGATCCCAACAGTAGCAATTGACAGTTTTGGATTTAGTGATGTAAAGGTTATTCAGCTTGATCTTGAGGGATACGAACCACCAGCATTAAGAGGTGCGATCAAAACGATCAACAAACATCATCCGATGCTGATTCTTGAATGTGCTGATAACTATGATGACATTTATAATATTATTCAACCACTTGGTTACAAGCCGTTGGCTAAAATAACCAGACTTGACACTGTGTTTACCTATCAACCTTAAGGAGTATACATGAAAAAGTTTGCGATCCTGTTGTCTGCGTTTGTTGCGCTCTCAGCATCCTCACAAACAGTAAAGATTGACGGCTCTTCTACAGTGTTTCCAATCACTGAAGGAATTGCTGAAGACTTTCAAAAGAAAACCAAAGTTAAAGTTACAGTCGGTATTTCCGGTACTGGCGGTGGATTCAAAAAGTTTTGCAGAGGTGAGATAGATGTGCAGAATGCGTCACGTCCAATCCTCCAAAAAGAAATCGATGATTGCAAGGCAGCTGGCGTACAATACTATGAGCTGCCCGTTGCGTTTGATGCGCTGACTGTTGTGGTCAATCCTAAGAACGATTTTATCAAGCAGCTGACGATTGATGAGCTGAAGAAAATGTGGGAGCCAGCAGCGCAGGGTAAGATCACAATGTGGAATCAGATTAACCCTCAGTGGCCTGCTCGTCCTCTGAAGTTGTTTGGTGCTGGGTCTGACTCAGGCACGTTTGACTACTTTACCGAAGCAATTGTTGGTAAGTCTAAATCAAGCCGTGGTGACTTCACAGCTTCAGAAGACGACAACGTTCTTGTGCAGGGTGTGTCGTCGGATGTAGGATCTTTAGGATATTTTGGATATGCCTACTACGCAGAAAACACAAATAAGCTCAAGGCGGTGCTGATTGTTAACAAGGAAGGTAAGGCTGCCCCTCCTAGCGAACTGACTGTAATGAACGGATCGTATAATCCCCTCAGCCGCCCAATTTTCATCTATGTTAACGCTAAGAGCTTAGACAAGGCGGAGGTTAAGGCGTTTGTGGAATTCTACATGGCTCACGCTGCCAAAATTAGCAAAGAGGTTAAATACGTTCCCCTGCCTGATAAAGTGTACAAGGCAAACCTCGATCACATTAACAAGAAGAGGTTAGGAACAATTTTTGGTGGTAAGAACGAAGTGGGTCTTACCGTGGAAGAACTAACAAGGAGAGAAGCTAAATGAGGGTTATACTAACGCTAGTGCTTGCTTTTCTTGCTTCAACTGTGTACGCACAGCAACAGAAGCAGGGAGTGACATATGATGTCGTGTTAACACGTGTGATTGATGGGGATACGGTTGCATTCCAAGCACCGTGGCTTCCAGATCCCCTGAAGAAGGAACTGTCGATACGCGTTTTTGGTGTTGACACTCCAGAGAAAAGCTTTCGTGCTAAATGTCCTCAAGAAGACCAGCGAGGTCAGGCAGCAACTGCGTTCACCAAGCAGGTGATTGGTCAAAGTCAAAAACGTCAAATCATTTTAATGGACTGGGACAAGTATGGCGGTCGCGTACTTGGTGATGTGCTACTTGACGGAAAAAGTTTGAGAGCTCTGTTGATCCAGAATGGGTTTGCAAGGGAATATTATGGAGAGGCCAAAACAAGTTGGTGCAATTAACCTAGAAAGGAAAACAAATGATTAGTAAACTTCTTGCTGGTGTGGATAAGGGCTTAGCATACAAGCTCGTAGCATTCCACACATTCATTATCGCTCTTAGCAACTGGCTCGTTACGTTCAAGTTCGAGTTGTTTGGTCACGTTCTAGCAGCAGCGGCATTTACATTCCCGCTCGTTGTTGTGGCAACCGACCTTACTGTTCGAATGATTGGTAAAGAACTCGGACGCGCTGTTGTTGGTCTGAGTTTTATTCCAGCAATCATTGCTAGTATCCTAGTGATCTTGTGGTCTGGTGCACCTCAGCACGTTGCTCTGCGTATCGGCTTTGCTAGCGGGCTAGCATACCTGGTTAGCACGTTGCTTGATGTCTATGTGTTCCAATACTTCCGTGAGAAGTTCAATCAGTGGTGGATTGCTCCTACGCTGAGTAGTGTTGCAGCTACCGTGATTGACACATATACATTCTTTGGTGCAGCTTTCTGGAAGAACGTTGGAAGCAAGTTTGAGCACAACTGGACAGAAGTGGCAACAAACCACATTGTCGTTAAGATGGTTGTGAGCCTGCTGGTGATCCTCCCAGCGTATGGCGTGTTGTTGAACTTCCTGCAGAAGAAGATTGCTTTTGCTAATCCTACGAAATAGCATGCGTTTGTGACTGGATAAGGGGCAGCACTGCTGCCCCTTTCTTATTAACTTTAACAACAATGGCAAGGACGACATGAACGCGAAAAGAAAATTAAAACTATCTGACGAGAGAACATTTTTTAAGCCATTTACATATCCTTGGGCTTATGATGCATGGCTGAAGCATGAGCAAAGCCATTGGCTTCATACAGAAGTGCCAATGCTTGAGGATGTTAAGGATTGGAAGAAGAGGCTGACAAAAGAAGAAAAGCAGTTTCTTACACACATCTTCCGTTTCTTTACACAAGGAGACATTGACGTTGCTGGTGGGTATGTTCGTAACTACTTACCGTACTTTCCTCAACCAGAGGTACGGATGATGTTGTGTGGATTTGCTGCGAGAGAGGCGCTGCACATTGCTGCCTACTCGCATTTGATCGAAACGCTTGGCCTGCCTGAGACAACATACAACGAGTTCTTAGAGTATGCAGAGATGCGAGAGAAGCACGATTATGTGCTCGATATCGCAACACAGAACTCATCACGTGAAAACACTGCTAAACATATTGCTGTCTTCTCCGCGTTCACAGAAGGAATGCAACTGTTTAGTTCGTTTATCATGCTGCTGAACTTCCCACGTCAAGGTAAGATGAAGGGAATGGGTCAGATTGTTACGTGGTCTGTTGTTGATGAGACAATGCATGCCGAATCAATGATCAAGCTGTTCCGTACATACGTACAGGAAAATCCGGAGATATGGACTGATGAGCTCAAGTCACAAATTTACACGATTGCTGAACGAATGGTTGTACTCGAAGACAGGTTTATTGACCTGGCATTTGGGATGGGCGCTATGGACGGTCTGGACAGTAATGATGTTAAACAGTACATCCGCTATATTACAGATCGTCGCCTTATCTCTCTTGGTCTCAAGGGTATCATGAAGGTAAAGAAGAATCCGCTGCCGTGGGTCGAAGAGATGATCAACGCACCGATTCATACTAACTTCTTTGAGAATCGTGCCACAGACTATGCTCGTGGTGCAACGACTGGAACATGGGATGAGGTGTGGGGCAAGGCTGCATAAGGATAGGAGCCGATAGTCGGGAGTTCGATCTAGACAAATCGTTTCCCGACTTCCCACCTGGCAACTTGTACATTGGGTTCACAGGAGGAGTGGAGTCAACTATCCTGCTCCATATCCTCCTGGAGCGATATCCAAACCATAATATTATACCATGCACGTGGCGATTTGGCGACAGGCGCCTTCATGAGTGGGATCATGCTCGATCGATGTGTGAGCACTTGGGCATTGTTCATAACCACATAGAAGCTGGCTACCTTGAGAACAGTGCTGTTATTGCCACCAAGCCACAGGAACCAGACAAATACTTTAACAAAGAAAACAAACTGTTTGTCAACTTTGTTGATAGTGATCCTACCTTTGTTGCTGGATTCTCTGGAAAGAACACAACACTGCTAGACCCAGAGAAAATTACACCAGAGGAGCAGCGTAAGTATGTCGTATGGTTCAAGGTGCATAGACCGTTTCTAACGTATGATAAGCATCACATTGTAGATCTATACTACAAGATGGGTGTAGAGGATCTTCTTCCTTTTACACACACGTGTATACGTGCAATAGAGAAGCAAGAGATGTATGTAAGAGGTGTATCAACAAAGCATACACACTGTGGTAAGTGCTATGCGTGTATAGAACGACTAGAGGCGTTTGATCGCCTTGGAATCAATGATCCTGCTATATACGATGGAGACTACGAAAGTCTCGTCCATAATGCAAGGAGGTATTATTATGGTCGATCTGTTGGAAGATGAACCACACATCTGCTTTGAATGTGACTCTGAATTTGTAATTCACACACCTTTCGATGCTAATCAGCCCGTTTCGTTTTGTCCGTTCTGTGGTAGCGAGCTCGAGGATGTGGATGAAGAGTTTGATGATGAGGACCAAGGTCGGTTGTTTGAGGATGAAGAGTGACGTGGTTCTACAAGGGAGAACCATTCGAACAGCCAGCTGAACAACATTATGGGTTTGTGTACATTATCACAAACCTAACAACAGAAAGGCGTTACATTGGTAAAAAGCTTTTCTGGTTCAAAAAGACCAAGACCGTTAAAGGAAAGAAGAAACGGTATTTGGCACCGTCCGATTGGAAGACATATTATGGCAGCTCACCAGCACTTGCAAAAGACATAGCTGAGTTGGGTGTTGACTTTTTCAAACGAGAGATTATAATCCTGTGTAGGAATAAGGGAGAATGTTCATATTACGAAGCGAAAGCTCAGTTTGACCGAGATGTTCTTCTTAATCCATCAATGTACTATAATGATTGGATAATTTGTCGAGTCCACAGGAAGCATGTTTATGAGAACCCGTCCTAACCAGTTCGTCGTCAAGCCGAACTACACCCTATACAACCGCTTGAACAACGAATCTATTACTGGCGATTTGATCAATGAGGATGAAATCGAAGGTAAGAAGTTCTATGTTCTTCGTGTTGGCGCTCGTAAACTGAAGCTTGCTAAAGATGCGTACTCGCCAAAAAAGTCGGCTGTTATAATTTAACTGTTGACTTCACATTTGATACATGGTACATTAATGAACCTCAATTGAGGCAACTTGAGTTTGAAAAGGAGATTTTATTATGATGACTCAAAAGCAAAAGCTGCGTACTGCTCTGATCAATGGCGCTGAGCTGACCAGCAAGCAAATCCGTTCCCAGTTCAAGATCGCTTCGCCTACCAAGGTTGTAAGCCAACTGCGTCTGGAAGATGGATTCCCTGTGTATAGCAACGTTCGTGTTGATACCAAGGGCCGTGTGACCCATAAGTTCCGTCACGGCAACCCCACCCGCCGTGTTATTGCTGCTGGCTATCGCGCCATCGCAATGGGTCTTGTCTAATATTGGGAAATAGTTAGACAATAAAGGGGACTTCGGTCCCCTTTTCTTTGGAGTATACAATAATGTTCGAAAAGCAACACTTGAAAGATCTTCTTCATAAGAATGTGATGAGTGTTACGTTTCTTAAACGTGATGGCACCGTGCGTCAAATGAAATGTACACTGCGCGAGGACCTCGTTGTTCCGCACGAGAAGAGTACGGAAAGAGTTAAACAACAGAACGATGATGTCCTTGCTGTGTGGGATATAGATAAAAAGGCATGGAGATCGTTTAGATACGACTCTGTTCAGGGGTTCTTCCCTATCACGGATTAAACATAATGGGGTGGTTATGGGTGGTGAAACGGTTATTGTAACTGGTTGTAGTGGATATATCGGAACTGTTCTGTGTAACTTTCTGAAAGCACAGGGACATAAAGTAATTGGCTTTGATCTCGAAGAGAATCCACTACTGGACATTGATCAGCTTCACCTGACCTGTATATCATCACGTACATTAGCTGAAACGGCTATTGACAATAATGTTACAAAGATCTTTCATCTAGCTGCATTTGTTGATGTTCGTGAGAGCGTTGAGCAGCCGTGGTTGTACTACTCAAACAATACCGGCAACACAGCTAAGATGATTGGTAACCTAGCAGACGTTGATTGGAAGGGACATTTGATCTTTTCGTCGACTGCTGGTGTATATGGCGACCCGGTTAGTGAGGGTGTACATGAATACAGTCCCGTTGTTCCAACAAACCCATATGGTCATTCAAAGTTAATATGTGAACAGCTTTTGAAAGACATGTCAGAGCTTCGTGATATAAAGGTCACGGTGTTTAGATACTTTAATGTTGCTGGTGCTGATGATTTGTATGGTGACCATCTAACATCTAATCACATTATTCAAAAACTATGCAAGGCAGCATATGCAAGAAGTGTGTTCTATATAAATGGAGACCAATATCCAACAAAGGATGGCACATGCGTTAGAGATTATGTTCATGTGAATGACATCTGCCGCGCCCATATGTTCGCTGCTTTTGTACGACCGCACACAACGAAGTTTGAGGTATACAACCTCGGGACTGGTGTAGGATTTACAAACAAAGAAGTCGCAGCGGCATTCAGTGTGTTTACTGGTGTTGAAATCGCAGTGAAGATTAAGGATGCTAGGCCAGGTGATTCTGCTGTGCTGATAGCACGTCCTACAAAGTTCACATTTACAACTGGCTTTCGCTATCTTCACAGCAGCCTCGAGTCGATAATTACAAGTTCATGGAATAGCTACACAATGAGGATTCAAAATGGCATTTGATGAGAATGAGATTTCACTAAAGTCCAATGGTGGAACTGAATTAGTTAAGAGAGCTCTGGCGAGCAGACTACCTACAGAGCTCGTAGATAACTTTCAGATTATTCCGTCTCGTGTTCGCGAGTTGGAAGAAGATAAAATCCGGGTACTGTGGTTGCATGATCTGCCTGGTGATCCAGAGTCGGAACATTTGAAGAACGGTGGACATGAGAAGTTTCATGCGATTGTTGGTGTTAGTAACTGGCAAATTCATCAGTACATCAGTTATTACAAACTGCCATGGAGTAAGTGTGTTGTAATTGAAAACGGTATTGAGCCGATCCAACAAGAGTTAATCAACAAGCCGACCGATAAGATCAAGCTGATATATCATACAACCCCTCATCGTGGTCTGGAAATCCTTGTTCCTGTATTTGAGGAGTTGTGTAAGACACACGATAACATTGAGCTTGATGTGTACTCGAGTTTCAAGATCTATGGTTGGGATCAGCGTGATCAGCAGTATGAAGCCCTATTCGAGAGATGCAGAAACCATCCGAAGATCAACTATCACGGTACCGTGTCTAATGACGAAGTTCGTAAGGCTGTTGCAGAAGCACACATATTTGCATATCCCTCGATATGGACAGAGACGTCGTGTTTGAGCTTGATGGAAGCGATGAGTGCTAGGTGTGTATGTGTACATCCAAATCTTGGAGCGTTGTACGAGACGGCTAGCGGTGCTACGTTGATGTATCAGTGGAGTCCTGTAGGACATGAACACGCTCTAGGATTTCATAATGCTCTCGAGATGGCGATTAAGTCAATTGACAATCCAGGAACACATTACATGACAACGTTTGGGCGGTTGTGTGTAGATGTTCGGTTTAGTTGGGATGCTATTGTACCTGAGTGGGAGGGACTATTGAACAGTCTATTAGAGATGCATCCTACACCAGAATCACGGAAACTTCCATCAGGACCCATGTTTCAGTATTCCGTCCGTTGACTTTCTACAAATGTTCTAGTACATTACAAGGTCGACTACTATAACACTATTATGATACTCCTTGACCTTTCACAAGTAATGATCTCTAACATCGTTACGCAGGTTGGGCAGCACACTGATGCTATCCAACCTGATCTCGTTAGACATATGGTAATTAATACTATTCGCTCGTTTCGAGTGAAGTATGGCCAGCAGTATGGTGAGCTTGTTATTGCGTGTGATAACAAGAAGTACTGGCGTAGAGAGTTCTTTCCTCCATACAAAGGAAACAGAAAAGCTGACCGAGAAAAGTCATTGATCGACTGGCCAGCACTATTTGATATTCTTAACATGATCAAGCAGGAGTTGAAAGACAACTTCCCATATCGTGTCATTGATGTTGAGGGTGCTGAGGCTGACGACGTGATTGGTACATTGTGTATGGAATACGGTACAATCCTAAATAGCGATGACAAGATTCTAATTCTCAGTGGAGATAAGGATTTTGTACAGCTCCAGATGTATGGGAATGTTACACAGGTTGATCCTGTTCGTAAGAAAGACATTACGACGAATGACCCGGTGAAGTTCCTCGAGCATTTGGTTTTGTCTGGTGACCGTGGCGATGGTGTTCCAAACGTATTGTCACCTGATAACTGTATTATTGAAGGACAACGTCAGAAACCATTACGAGAGTCTAAGATTGATGAGCTGCTGAAGGCAGACTTTAATGCATTGCCAGAAGACATACGTCGCAACTGGAACCGCAATCGCATGCTGATTGATCTTAAACAAATTCCAGACTCAGTCCGTGCTAGCATTCTCGTTGAGTATGGTATTCAGGCAAACAAACCTAGAGACAAGATCTTTAACTATTTTATTACTCACAAGATGAAGCTCTTAATGGAGCACATTGGTGACTTCTAATGTTAAAAAGTATATCAGAAATACTAGAGCAATGCTCTAAGCTCTCCTCAGTAAACGATCGTGCAAACTTCTTGCGCGAGAATGAGAGCGAACCACTAAAAGCAATTCTATTCTATGCATTAGATCCACGTGCAGTGTGGGAGCTACCTAAGGGTGAGCCTCCATACAAACCATGTGACTTTCTAGATCAAGAAGCACGCTTATATCAAGAAGCTCGGCGGCTGTACTTGTTTATCAAGGGTGGCAATGCTGATCTTCATGTGTACAAGCGTGAGAAGATGTTTATTCAGATTCTAGAGAGTGTTGATGCTAAGGATGCAAAGCTGCTTTGTAGCGTCAAAGATAAGAAAATTCCATATAAAGGTATCACTGCTAATGTAGTGAATACTGCGTTCCCAGGTTTAATTCAAGAAAAGGAGAAAGAGGAAAAGTGAGCAAGAATCATCGCAAGACGGCAAAGTTTACTAAGGACCGTGATGAAGAGTCTTCAAGAGAGTATAGGGTTAAAAGAAATCGCGAAGACCACAAGTTGATGAAGAACCTTGACAGAGCGCTACGGAATAAAGATTATGCTAAGTTAGTTCGTTCAGATGAATTTTAAGGAGAAATGAAATGAGTTTGTTCTTTTTTGATAATATAAAGGCTTTCTTTGGCTTTAAGAAGCCAGAGCACAAGCCTGAGCCAGTGTCTGAAGTTGTTATGGCTTCACCACCTCCAGCACCCGCTCGTGCACTCGCACCAGTACCTGTTGCTGAGCCTGCTCCTGCACCAGTTGTGGAAGCTGCTCCTCCTGCTCCTGCACCCGCCCCAGCTCCTGCACCGGCAGCTGCTGAAGGTGCGCCTATTGTGGAGAAGAAGAAGCGTCAGCCTGCTAAGATCAAGGCTGCTGCTGAGCAAGCACCGTGGCCTTTCCCTAATACTCGTCCAGAGGAAAAGAAGGCTCGCAAACCTCGTAGCAAGAAGGCAAAGTAATGCCAACATACTCGTTTCGCGACAAGAACACTGAAGAGGTGTTCGACAAGATTATGAGTTACTCAGCAAGACAGGAATACCTTGCTGAGAACCCTCATCTTGAGGTTGTGATTGGCAACCCATCAATTGGTGATCTTACATTCAACAAGAAGCCAGATGCAGGGTTCCGTGAAGTGTTGCAGAAAATAAAGAGTCACCATGACAAGCGATTTACGCGCTCAACTGTCAACACATTCTAACAACAAGCGAACAAAGTATTTTGATCTCAGCGAACAGCACCGTGATTGGAAGCTCGCAAGAGAAACAATAAACGGCAAACGCTTCTATGTTACACCTGAGGGAAACAAGTATCCCTCGGTTACTACTGTTCTGTCCACTATGAATGCTCGTGCAATCAATGAGTGGCGTGCAACTGTTGGTGAACAAGAAGCAAACAGGATATCGACTCAGGCGTCAACTCGTGGCACGCAAGTCCATGCTATTGCTGAGAAGTACTTGCAGAATGATGATCAGTATGCGGCTGGTGCAATGCCAGCTAACATCGTTACATTCAATCAAATAAAGCAGTTCCTTGACACTCACTGTGGTAAGGTGTATGCTAATGAGATCTCGTTGTATTCCGACCGTTTGAGGGCTGCTGGCCAATGTGACTTGGTTGCAGACATTGACGGTGTACGATCGATTGGTGACTTCAAGACAGCCAAGCGCCACAAGAGAGAAGACTGGATTACAAATTACTTTTACCAGTGTACAGCATATGCTATAATGCTCCATGAACGAGAGCAAGTGTGGTGTCCTCAAATCTGTATAATGATAGCGACTGATGAAGACGGTCTGCAGACTTTTATTCGACAAACCGATGATTTTCTTGATTCAGTCTATGATTATTTTAACAACTATCACAAAAACATCTTATAAATCAAGCAGTTAGTTGCTGTTGACCAATGTGCAGATATTTGGTATACTGGGCTTACTGAGTTGTTCAGTGTTCTTTTAACTGAAAGGTGTTGTTATGTCTAATGTGATTCCTGGTACTGATCTTGTTGCTTCTGAAGGTGTGAAGTCCTCTTTTGCCGAGTACTTTGACAATCGTGAGGCTCAGGAGGCTTTGCGTAAGGCTCAAGAGACCGCTCGTGATGTCGTTGCTAGCGGTGTGAAGGCTCAATCTACGAAGGGTCCTCGTACCAATGACAAGAAGGCTGCTGCTCTTCGTGTGTTCGAGGCGAACAAGGACAAGGGTAACGGTGCGATCGCTAAGATGATTAGCGAGCAGCTCGAGATCACTTACGCGAATGCGTATTACTATGTAACTCGAGTCTTCAAGCGTTGATATAGATAGGGGCTAAGGCCCCTATTTTTATTGGAGACGCGTATGAAATATCTTCTCATAACCCCTGATGGTCGTCGAATTATGTACTATGTCAAGGGTTGTGCGGAGATATTTCGATCTATCTACGGTGGTGAAATCATTGAACTAGAGGTCAGAGAGAATGAGCGAATTGTCAGCGGTTGAGTACGACCACGATCGTAAGTGCTACTGTGCTATTTTAGCGGATGGTGAAGTTATCGAGCTTGATGCAACGAACCTTAGTGAAGCCGAACGTGAGGCTCAGAGGATTGTTGACTTTGCTAATGACGAGCTTGATAATTCTCTCCATGAGCAAAGGTAAGTTTTTATTTTCCGGCACCGAGGTCATCACTGATGACCTTCGCGTTGCTTTCGTTGAGACATACCACTCGCCACAGCGAGTTGATGTCCGTTATCATAACAAACTGTGGCCGTTCCCTGAGTGGGACATGAAACTACGAAGCCAGTTAACGCCTGTCGTCTTTGACGAACCAGAGGCGTTGCTATGAGTGTTGCGATAGATGTTCAGGAGTTGTTGCGGACTATCCGCACAACGACAATAACTGCTAATGCTGTTCGCAGGATAAGGCGTAAGCGACATCATCGTCGTGGTATCAAGGGATGGACATGGGATATAAGTGAGATGCCAATGCATCAGAATACTTCAGACAGTTCGGCGTTCATCGGTACATCAAGTCCTCAGGATCTTGTGTATACCGAACTTCTTGTTGCTCGTAACAAGAGGAAGATCAAGACTTTTCATAGGCAATTGACATTGCTTATTGATGAGGATGCGTGGACAGAATATGCTGCTGCGACCGGTCTTAGGTTGATGCAGTTTACAGAAGAGGGTGGTCTTGTCATTGAAGACAGCACGCTATCGTTCTTTGTGTATGAGGTCTCTGCCCGGACGATCATAGTCAAGGTGTATGGTGATTATGATTTTGTTGAGAGCTGGGCTGAGGCGTTGCACAACAAGTTCGAGGTTGTTGACAATGTAATCGAATGGATCTATGCAACCGACGGTACTTCGCTAGAAGTTCCTTTGAGGGGTGATCGTAGGCCAATTGATGAGATGTATCCATGGTTGAATGGTCGGACGCTAAGTAGTTACTATGATGCGTTCATGGAGTCCAGTGCGTCGATCTTATTGTTGATTGGGCCGCCTGGTACTGGCAAGACGACATTCATACGTGGACTGTTGCAGCATGCAAAGCAGTCTGCTGTTGTAACGTATGATGCAAACATTCTTTCGAAGGATTATGTGTTTGCATCGTTCATTGAGGGGAAGATGGGTGTTATGGTTGTTGAGGATGCGGACAACTTCTTATCGAGTAGGTCGCAGGGCAATGACATGATGCATCGGTTCCTCAATGTTGGTGATGGTCTTGTGACGACGAAGAACAAGAAGTTGATCTTCTCAACTAATCTTCCGTCGATTCGTGATGTTGACAGTGCGCTGACCCGTCCCGGACGGTGCTTTGATGTAATTCCGTTTGCTAATCTTACTGGTGCTCAGGCAAGTGTACTTGCTAGCAAGTTGGCAATTACGCTTGATGATCCTCTGAAGGATCAGTATTCTATTGCAGACATATTTCATCGACAGGCTCATCCGGTTGAATCAATTCAACGAAAGGTAGGTTTTGTATAAAGATGAGTAAATCATTACCACTCCATATACTACAAGATGATACGCTGCTTTTGATGGAATCTATTAGATGGGCAGCACAAAGTGGAATGACATTTGAATTTTTATTAGCATTTTTAGAGGAATTAAATCCTACATCGAGTGTGAGTAAGGCGATATATGATGCAAGGTACAAGGCAGAGTTGTAAGCAGTATTCAATATATTTGGAAGAAGATGGTGATAATTTAATATTGCCTCTGCCGGATGATTTATTGGCTGATGCAGGGTGGGCTGCCGGTGATGTAATTGTTTGGGATATTCGGCCTGACGGAACTATATTGTTGACAAAGCGGGAAAGATGGTATAAAAAGGCGTGGAATAAATTAAATTCATGGAGAATGTGAATGGATAATCGTAGAAAATTTCTCAAAGGTCTTGGATTAATTGGTGCATTTGCATCTGGCGCGGCTGCTAGCAGTGTTGTTGCGAATAATATTCCAATGGATATTAAACAAGACACGAGTGGTCTTGAGCTAACGGGGAGCCATACTATAGTTTTAACGGCGGATAATGCACCGCCTGCGCCACCTGATGAGCCGATCCAGTGGCAAGAGAGGATGAGGTTGGGTCCAAACGGGTTTTCTTTTACGCCGTCCGTGGTTGATTATTCATCTGCAATTGTTCCTGTAGCGACGACTGCTATTCCGACGTGGTATAGTGTTAAAAACAGTCAGCCGAGTAATAGTGTTAAGTTATCTGTTGGTCGTGATGACAGGTTATGGATTAATGTTGGTGGGA